GGTCTACATCAAAGATGTCCCCGAATGTTACGACATTCACTTGGCTATGCGCCTCAAGGGTGTCTTTGAGAGTTTTGGTAATGTTGTAGAACTGCCTCATTTTAGTTTGCTTTTGAGTATTCGGTTTTCGGTTTCTGCTTTATGCTTTTCATAGGTAAGGAAGGTAAGGCATTGGTGAAGGGGTAATCCTCCAACCTCATCAAATCGCCTAACATCTCCTTGAGCAAGGGAATAGAAGGTGTTGTACCATCCCCATCGCTTTGAGAATTGGGATTGGGGTGAGAAGTCATCCCCGCCATCTCCACCTCCAAATAATTCAGAGTATGAACCAATAACTCGCTTCCTAAAGTCCAAAAAAAAAGCACCGCACCCATTGCTACATCCATAGGGGCTTCCTTCATTGTGTCGCAATACTTTGTAGCCGATTCATAGGGTTCAATGTCGTATCGCTTTCCGGCCTTTTGCGTTACGGGGCGATACAATACTGCCATTGTCTTGTTAAGGTTTTGGATGTCTTGGAGGTAGTTGTCAAGGTCTACGAACTCTCCGTAGGTGATGTCTTCCAGCGAGGGGATAAATCCGTACTCTTGTCCTTTAAGCGTGAATCTCTGCGTTAGTGAAGGCTTTTCCTTCATCATCGCATTTAGATGTTTAGAAACGCCCGTAATATCTTTAAATCGGATGTTTGGTAGTTTCTCCAACGGAACATCGCAAAAGATCTCTAACATCTTCTTGGTCAAGAACTCATCATCACCCTCCAAACGGGCAAAGCGTTGATACTGATCAACGGTGATTTCAGATAGGGAGGTTGGGACAATGACTTTTAGTTCCATCGCTTAAATAACTTTTAATTGTTAGCGTATCGCATAACGCCCGTAATTCGGACGGCTCAACCTATTAAAGGTAGCGTAACGGGTTGCATCAATAGCGTGATTGAATGCATCAATGGGTCTATTGAGTAGATTCCCGTTCTTGTCTTCTTGCCACTTGTAGTTCTGAAACTCTCGTATTGCATTGTGGCTATCCTTGACCAAATATATTTTGTGGCGTTTAAGGATGTCTATCCCAGCCATTACACTATCCGCTCCCTTTGCCGTAGGCTTGATGTTCCAGCCCATACGATGCAGTTCTTCAATGCTCTTGGGTTCTGCGGAGTCCGCCCATATCTCATCAAACCTTGTGAGTCCAAGTTGGGTTAGTTTGTCGCTAATATCTTGGTTGGTGAGGTTGGTGTGGTACAGTAACTCCTGGATGTATAGATTCTCACCATCCTTGAACACCTTCACAAGGGCGGTAGGATCGTTGGTGAATCCAAAGTCAAGTCCTAATGAGATCAGTTGACCTTTTGGTTCTTCCGCTACTTGGAATTGGAAGATGGTAGCTCTTGACATACCACGCTCACCCAAGCCGTAGATTCTCCAATAGTCCTCATCGGTTCCCTTTAGGCGTTCAATCTCCTCTACAATCGTGCGATCCAAGAAAGGGTTGTCCTTGTAGGTGGATTGGATGTAGGTGACATCATCACGGGTTAGAAGTCTATCGTAAATCCAATGGAATGAATCAGATGGGTTGTAGTCAATGTAGATTTTGTCCGTTGTACGAACAAGCAACTGAAAGAAGTCCTCCCAAGTGAGTTCGTTCGCCTCATTACAAAACAGTATATCACGCCTTGCACCCCGTTTCTTCTGTGGCTGATCTAATGAGATGAACTCAAATAGGTTTCCATTGAGGTTGTAGGTGTAGTCGCTTTTGTTGTGGTTCTTCTCGTCATAGATTCCCAGCTTATTGAGTATCTCAAAGAAATCCCGATAGGCGGTCATTTTAAGCGATGGGAGGGACTTTCTCACTATGGAGTAGACCTTCCCTTTAGATTGATGGGCTTTGACTATTAGAAGTTGTAATAGCGAGTAGGTCTTACCGCTTCTCGTTCCCCCTTGATTTATGACAATCTTGGTATCTGCCTCCCAATTCCTTTGGAAGACTACGCTATAATCAATCGTTAGGCTTGACAAAGTTCAATTTGATTTCGGTGATGCCGTCTTCTGCTTCCAGCTTGTTCTCTACCCTTGCGAGTTTAGGGGTAGTGTATTCTCCCAACTTGGTGATGATGTCTAATGCTGCCTTCGGATCATCCTCTGCTACATCAGAGAGCCAAACAGTCATATTCTCCAAATTGTCTTCAATGAGTTTTTGGAATGCCTCACGAATCTTATTGGTTGTTTTGTTTGGAGTGCCTTTAGGTCGGCCTCCTTTGTGTCCTTCTACGAACTTTCCAGCGTTATCTCTATCAGCCATTTTTATCCATTGTTTATGGAAATAACTTTCTATTGTGAATATCTTGTAGCCACTCCTTACTTGATTAAAACAAATGGGGTTTCATTCCTTCGTTTGCCAAGAAGTTTGTAAACTAATGTGTTTTGTTTCATTCCAATAGAGTCGGCTGCTTCCTTTATTGACTTAAATGTTTTCTTGGTTTCGGTATTCAAAACTTCAACACCGTGTGTATTTAGCCTATTGTTTTTGGATGCGTGTTGCATATTCTCTTTTTGAGTAACCCATTCAAGATTTGATGCCTTATTGTTTCTTGGATTGCTATCAATGTGATTTATGATGGGCTTTGAATCGGGATTCTCTATAAATGCAAGAGCCACCAATCTGTGCAAATAGAAATCTTTTGCTTTCCCATCTTTATAAAGTCGCACCTTGCGGTATCCATACTTATTTTGTTCCCACCCATTGGTTATAACTCCAAACTTGTTTTTTACAGTTCCATCGGATGAAACTTGATAAAGCCCTTCATAGTCATTTACATCTTTCCACATAATTGTCATTTTAGGTTTGTACGACAATTATCGTGCCATTTTATCTATGTGTGATAAATGTATTGACTTTAGTTGTTCTTTAAATTGCTTTTTATCGCCCATATTGAGATGACAATCTCGGCATAGAGCCATTAGGTTTTCTATTGTATCTCGCTCCTCTGATCCACCCATTCCTCTTGCTTCTATATGATGGATGTCTACGGCTTTTGCTCCACACACCTCGCAGCAAATAAAATCAGTTTCGTCATACCCCATTCCTTGTAGGTAAACCTTTGTGTGTTTCTTCATAGGTGCAATCCGTTCTTGCTAACGATACTAATTCCCCACCATAGCCATCCGATGCTAATGCATCCGTCACAAATTGAGGAATCATATGTGATAGAAATGTGAGGGAGCAAATGTACGCTACCTACATATTTGAATGTTTCAATAGTCATTTCTTTGGGGGTTTTATTTGTTTTAGAATCTTGGTATCAATGGTAATATGCGTGAAGTATGATTCAGCATTCTTGCCATACGCATATCGCCTTCTTTCTTCGCTTGTCATATTTGCTAATGCAAACACTTCGGTCATTCGTCCCATTACAATTCATAAACTTTTACATTGGCGGTGTAAGCACTATGCTCACAATCCCGTGCGAAGGTGATCGCTTCCTTCTTTTCCTTGAATGTCTTTCGGGCGTTGAGTAGCCAAGTAGCATCCTCAAGGAATTTATCGTAGACAACAACGTAGCTCATTTCTCTTTGGTGTTAAAATCCATCATAAAGGGCTTATTTTACACTTTGTGGTGTTTTTATCTTACACTTTGGGAAGGTTTGGAGGGGGCAGCAGAAAAACCAAAACCAAATAACAAAAACCCCCTCCTCGCCTAATTACTGCGCCATTTGGCGATCAAGCCACCTGCGGTACATATTCGCTGCAACCGCTAATCGTTGTGGGTAGTAGGCATAGTGCTTCTTGAGCCGTGCCATTGCTATCCTCATAAACTGGTCTTTCATTCTAAAGTTCCTTGAATAGTGTAGGAGTCCAAATCGTTGTGTAAGACAAAGAAGTCTTTATAGTCTTTCAGAGCTTCCTTCACCTTTTTGTATCCCTTGTTGATGAATGACTCTGCAACATCAAAGACACCGATGTCCAATGACCCCTTGTCAATGGCGATGAACTTGAAGTTGTCCGTAGGTACATTAAATAATTGCGTGTAGATGAAGGCTTGGATATCGTAGCCGTACTTCTCGGCACTCCATTGGAAGGCTCTTACATCTTGGGTTGTTTTTAGATCAGCGACATAACTGTACTTGGGGTCGTAGATGTCGGCTTTTGCTCTAAAGGCAAACCCCTCTAACATTTGGATTGCGGGTACTTCAAACTCGCATCCACCGATCATCGTAAGCACATACTCGTTGCGAAGGGCTGCATCTACGATTCTCATATTCTCATCGTACTCCTTTGCCGTTAGGACTATTTTATTGCTTTTCGCTTTTCCTTCTTTAAAGGCTTTCGCTACACGGCTCTGAACATCTACGATATGGAAGCGGTCATCAAAGAGATGAGGTTCCAGGATCATCGTGTGGATGAATGTTCCTATTTGTAGAGCGGAGGAGTTTTGCTCTTGTCCGTAGGTGGTGATGAACTTGTAGTGCTTGGGTGATTTGGTTAGGAGCTTGATGTTGCTTGATGACATCGCATTCTTTCCCAAGTACCCATAGTAGAACTCGTCATCGGTCATTTTAGCGAGGAGAGCATCTTTCTCCCAAGTATCGCCATTGAGTAGTGTAATCATTTGAATAAGGGTTTGCATTGGTTGGCTACTGCTTGTACCACATCAACAGTTACTGCGTTTCCGCATTGTTTGTAGCGTTGTGTGTTGCTCATTGGTTTAACTTCTCCATCGTAATTGCCAAAGGCGGTATGATTATCGGGGAAGCCCTGTAGGCGTTCACATTCAATAGGGGTTAATCTGCGGATGCGGTATCCATCAAACATTCGTAGAGAATTGTGATGTGGTTCGGTGAGTGTTGGAGATTCATCTCTTGCAGAACGATTGTATAGATCAAGTGCTTTTGGTTCTCCCTCTATCAAGTTGCTATTCTCTATCGTTTCATTTAGGGCTTTACTTGAATAGTTTGGTTCTATAATCATATTCATAGTCACATCGGATGTCAAGCAATTTGATTGCCCTTTTTTATTTAATTCAAGTCGCTGCTTAAACTCAATACCCTTTGTGTTGTCATTTGGATTTTCGGGATTGCGACCACGAATTGCACATATAATTGGCTCAACTACTGCTTGGTTGCAGCTCGTTTCAAGGGTTTGGGCTTTTTGTTTTCCAACTCTGCCTCTGCGCGTTTCTGAATTGGGTTGAGAAAGATTGATACTGTCTCCTTGCTCGGCTATCTCATAACCTTGAGAGGTTGCTGACTTTACTTTGATAAGTTGCATTCCCGCGTGGCCTTCTTGACCTCTTGCAGTAAGGCACTTTGTAACGGCTTCTCTTGAGCATTCCAATTCGCTATTTGATTGACTTGCTTCTCGGATAGGAAATACTCCTCGCCAATTTCGCTTGGTGGTTGTAGAATATCCGACAAGGTATATCCGCTCTCTATTTTGGGGTAGAAACCACGATGTATTAAGCAGTTGCCATTCAAGTCTATAACCCCCAATGTTGGCAAAGGCTTGGAGGATTGCCGTAAAGTCTTCGCCATTGTTTGAGGAGAAAGTTCCTTTAACATTTTCCCAGACAAAAACTCTTGGTCGGCATTCCCCAATGAGGCGAATTGCTTCAAGGATAAGGCTTGATCGTTCTCCTTCCATCCCCTTACGCTTTCCAGCAAGGCTAAAGTCTTGGCAAGGACTTCCAAAGGTGATAAGGTCAATTCTTGGGAGTTCTGATCCCCGAACATCTGTAACTGAACCGACATAGGTAGAATTTGGAAATTGATGTTTGTAAACTGCGATAGCGTGTTTGTCTATCTCTGAAAAGAAAGAGGTGACTTTGTATCCCGCTCTTTCAAAGCCAAGATGAAAGCCACCTATTCCACTAAATAAATCAAGTTGGTTGATTTTCATCGGTCAAGGTCATTATAGTCCTCGTAGTCACAGTCATCACAAATGCCGTGATAGTTCAATACTGCCGAACAATACTCACATCTATCGGGAGCATCATAGGGGTCAATCGCTCCAAATTCAGAACACATAGGTCAATACTTTAAGGATTGCGAATGGAGCGAGGAACAACAAAGTCACAAGCGTAAACCCGAAGGCGTAGGCTTTGTAATCTTCAATCGTTTGAGGCTTTTTCATACTCTTGATTTGTTAATTGGTTTCAACAAATATAGTTGAAAAGAATAAACCACCAAATCTTTTGCAAAAAAAAAGAGGGATTTATTTTCCCTCTCTCCATTGGGTGTAGCACACCGCTAATCTTTGCTCTTGGTCTGGAAACTCTCCTTGTAGTTCCGACATACATCTTGAGATGAACTCTTGTTGGCTTTCGCCACTTGGGGTAGGTAGAGGCATTACTTTATCTTTTTTCCGTTATTGATATTTAAGTAACCCACCTTCTTGACTATTCTCTCATTGTTTGAGAAGTCGGTGGTTCGTGGCATCTCTCTCTCCTCCCATCGTATCTCTTGATCATCCAAGTAGAACGCCCAAATACCAATAGGGGTTGAGTTGATGTATACTGGTCTTGTCTGGAATCGTATGGCTCGTTGCATCAAGGCATCGTACTTCGCCCATTCAATCAACAAGTCATCGTAGTGGCTGCGCCGACACTTGAGTTCAATATCCATCTTGTACAATTCCGAATAGCAATCATACTTGGAGAACTTATACTCCGACATCTTCAAGTCGCGGAGCATCGTCTTTACGAACTCAAATAGTTGGCGTTCCGTCATAGGTGTTATATACCGCCTCTAACTCTACGATTCGGGTCTTTAGACAAGAACCACAGTTGGTAGCCTCTACCTTTTGTTTGAAGATTCGGTTATAGATTTTATTGATTGTTTCTTGCTCCGCCATTCGGATTACGCTCTTGCCCTTGATCGTTCCCAAGAACTCGTATTCTTCTTTGGTCAAGCATTCGGGTTTGCGGTAGCGGAATATCTCGTTGAGCTTCTCCTTACGGGCTTCGCATCCACAATCTATTCCAGTTGCTTCGCTGAACCAATCAACCGCTGCTTTGATGCCAGTAGCCGTTGTGATTTGCTCTATGGTGTCTCCTAACCCTTCACTCTTGCGAGGTCTTCCACGCTTGGTAGGCTTCTTTGCAGTTTTCTTGGATTCGTTTTCTTCCATTGTCTAAAGTATTCCAAATTGAACGCTCACTAATTTTTGTTTCTTCGCTTATTTTCTTGATGGTCATATCGGTGTTGTGGTACAGTTTAAAGAGCTTTGAATCGTACCAATGCCATCCCTCTACCTCATCCCACATCTGATCTATCAAATCGTTGTGAGCCGTTTCCATCTCATAATTCGGCTCATCTATCTCACCATCTAACTCCTCTAATTCAGAGAAGGTCATTCCCTTCTTACTGGAGATGTAGAGATTCCTTAAAACAACAAAAACGAAGTAAGTATTTACCTCGTTCTCGTTATACATTATTCTCTCGGGGTTCTCCACATACTTGTACATCCGTAGGTACATATCCTGCACAAGGTCTTGAGCCGAATCTCGGTCAGCCCCGAAGGACATCGCCATACGAATCCACTCATCGTGCCGTTTGGATAGTATCTCAAGTATCACGATATGATTTGTACAATAAACACGCCAATGGCGATTTGAATTTCATAGCGGTGTCCTATTTCCTCATATCCATCCTCACCCCAGTCAAGGTAGTTGATTCCGAACATAATCCCGACAAGGGGTGAGATGCGAAAGGTCATATCAACTCTTTTAGTTTAAAAAACTTTTCTTTGTAAATATAAAGGTTTTCCACCTCTTTTTCCTTTTCGGATAGCTTGACCTTTAGTTTGTTAATGGTGTTGAGCATATCTCCGATGGTTAGTTGTTGATCTATATCATCTCCCAAGATATTCTCACGAAC